CAAAACAGCAGGAGCTAGACACAGCTACTAGATTATTTTGTGAGTCCCTTGATAATCGTCTGCCCGATGACTTCAAACTCCCACGGAGGGCCGATGGATCAATCGCCATCGGAAAGAACGCCAAAAAGGAGTTCAATCCTGGATCTAATGCACAATGTGTCCGATGTTTCAATCAGATCGGCACTGCTTTACCAACTGACGCAAGAACTGGAAAACAAACGTTGTCTCAGGTTGCACTAAGCGAATTTGACAGCGACGACGAAACACTAAACCTTCTTAGGAAACGAACGAAGCTTGAGACTGCTCTCGCACACGTCGAAAAAATTCTGACAAATATCAACCCTGTCTCCTCGAGGATGCACAGTGGATACAACTCATATGGAGCCAACAGCGGACGCTTCACAAGCTCTGGCTCCAAACGTGTAACAGGTAATAAGAAAAAAGAATCATGGGGAATCAATATTCAACAAGTACCCAGGGACAAAGAGTTCAGAGAGTGTTTCGTCCCTTCCAAGGGATTCAAATTCGTTATCGCGGACTATTCACAGATTGAGCTTCGCTTGGCAGCGGAGCTAATTGGAATACCTCAAATGATTGAGGCTTTTCAGAACGGCGCAGATTTGCACTCACTCACTGCGAGCTTGATTTACCATGTGCCGATTGATGAAGTGGAGAAGTCTCAACGTCAGATGGGAAAGACGTTGAACTTCGCTTTGCTTTACGGCATGGGTTTCAAGAAATACAAAACATATGCTGCCAGTTCAGGTAACATCATCTCATTATCTGAAGCTAAGGTGGCTCACTCAGGTTTCCACCGTGCTTACCCTCGACTAAAGGAATGGCACAGAGAGCGAAACGCTATGGTCCAGGACGGCTGGACTTACGTAAGAACTCCTATTGGAAGGAGAAGGTTGCTGAGTTACGACGACGCGGCCATGACCACCTGCGCCAATACCCTAATCCAGGGAGCAGGGGCGGACATACTGAAGCTTGCAATCGCCCGCCTAGGAAAATTGATAAACGATGACTTCCGTCCTATCGCCACGGTGCACGATGAACTTATTTTTGAAGCGGTTGGAAGCAAAGCGGATCATTTCAAAGAGGTGCTCGAGACTGAAATGAGACTTGCAGCTGAGTCCGTTTTGAGTAAAGTTCCCGTTAAATGCGACGCAAACGTCGGAGACTCCTGGGCAGAAAAATGAATTTAATTACTGTTTGGTTACCCCAAGACGAAAAGCGCGACGTCTTCACAGCGAAGACTGACAGTGGTTATGTCGGCTGTGTCAAAACAGACGGGTGCATGATTATGACTTCTGAGCACTATGCAAAACCCTTAGTCGCTGCAAACGCTGCGAGAAAACTAAATAAAACACTTAAACAAAATGGTCTTATACAAGAGACTGTAAAAGTTAAGACAGAAAAATTAAAAAAGACAGATAAGGCAGCAGAGTGTAAGTTAACAGGAAGATTGTATACAGATGAGCAACGTAGCGCCATGCCACTTCTCAGCTTTAGAGAAGTTTGGATTGTGACTCGTAACGACGAGTATGTTCTCGACTGTCTAAATACAAGTAAAAAATTACTTTGTTCATATACAAAAGATAAAGAGAAAGCAAAACGATTTAAAGATTATGAGGAAGCGTCCAGAATATCTAGAACATTAAAATCAGTATGTGGACCAGGATTTGACATTAGTCGCTATTGGCTAAAAAACAGCTAAATTAGTTGTATATGTGAACAAGTCTGAGAATGACTAGCACCCCTCTTCGTACGGCAGGTAGCCTTTTTGGTATTGATCTAGCTGGATTATTTAAGGACGACGAAAACGGAGAGGGCGGCGGCCTTAATCTTCAGCCCTTTTTGCAATTTACTAACACCGGAAAAGGGCGCGGCGGTGTTTTAAGTTTCCGTCCACAGCGGCAAACTGGAACGACTTCGACGCTCGGTTTCGGAAGCATGGGTGGTGGTATTAATAATATCAATGTTGTCGGTAGCAACATCGGACAAAATCTTGGCGGAGGCGGAGGTGATGGCGGAGATGATGGCGGCGATCCGCCCACCACAACGCCGGACCCCGACCCCATCACTGGACCTTTCCCTGATTTTGATTACTCAAAATACGGAGAAGCCGGTTACGGAATGAAAGACGTCTACGCCTTGTTAGACCAAGGCGCTACTGGCGCTGATATTCGTGCATTAGGTGCTCGAGCAAAAGATCAAGGTCTGAATGTTGGTCGACGTGCTCAGCAGTTGTTAAACAGAAGTCTTTCAGAAGACTACGCAGATAAATTCGGCGGAGGCAAATTCAAATTCGCTGAGTATGGTCAGCCTGGTTTCGGTATGAAAGATATCGATTACGTGCTTGACCAAGGCGGCACGTTGGAAGACATTCGTAGGCTCAGTTACGAAGCCCGAGACAAAGGATTAAATGTTGGTCCTAGAGCTCAGGCATTGTTAGAACAAAACTTCGGCCAGAGAGAAAACGCCCCTCAGCTTGACCCTGAACCAAAAGGTGAGCCTAAACAAGTACCAACTGATTACAAAAAATTTGCCGACTACGACTTCGCTTCTCAAGGAGCGGGAGGTTTTGGCATGAAAGACATCGATTACCTTACCGGACAAGGAGCGAACGTTAGACAGCTCCGAGCTCTTCGCGATAAAGCTCGTAAGCAAGGTCTCAATGTCGGTCCTAAAGCTATGCAGCTTTTACAGCAAGGAAGTCAACGCACTGAAGGAAAGTTTGATGACTTCGATGTCAGCGCATACGGCCAATCTGGTTTTGGTATGAAGGACATCCAAGCACTACTTGAGCAAGGCGCAACTCGTAAAGACATTAAACAAGTTGGTAAGAGAGCTCAAGCCGAAGGTTTGAATGTAGGCCCGCGTGCTCAGCAATTGTTCTTAGGGCTCGGTGGAAAAGAAGGTCGGCCTCCCGAAAGACCTCAAGGCACCTCTGATAATTATGCCGCTTTGGAAGCAGCGTTAGCAGCGGCTACTTCGGCACTTGCTGGGTTTAAGAAATAGATTCAAGAAAGTAATTAGCTAGAAAAGGGTTCGAGAAGTGATACACTTTTCGAACCCTTCTTTAATGATGTCTTCTGAGCATTACAGCCTTTTAGTCTCGAAGGGACAAACTCAAGTAAAAATATCAGTCAAAGCTTTCGATGCTGCCCACGCGCAGGCACAGGCTTTAGACATCGCGAGAAGTTTAGAGGCAGATCGATTCGAGCTTGGATACGGTGCGGCTAAAGAAAATAAATTAAGTGAACTGTTTGAAAAACTGGCATATAACGATTTCGATCACAAAGAGTGTTATGACTGGAAGGGATCTCTTGTCAATAAAGTCCCTGCTGTTTATACACTAAACAAAAGATTTTATGTGCGGCCTTTAATACTAGGTTATCTAGATATTAGTAAAGACGCTGTGGTGAAAAATGTGTGCAAGAACCCATTATGTGTAAACCCATACCATAACCAGTATTTGCATGAAAAAAATTCAAAAATAGGTGGCGGAGACCTTCAGATGCTTTTAGCATTCCGTAGCCAAGGCGCGAGCGTTCCGCAAATCGCCAAGGCACTCAACGTACACCGCTCAACGATTTACCGAATCCTCAAAGATGAACGTTTTTCTTCTGGGACTTAGGGTCACAGACTCTGCAATGGTTGAAGACGGCAAAGTCAACGTCATTGCTGAATCTTTGCCCTCATCAAGCAAAAAGATCTCAACCAAAGTCCAACTGATCCAAAAAGAAGATCACTACGTCGGCAAACTTCTCAAGGACCTCGACGAAAAACAAGAGGTTCTTGCTATTGGACCCACAAAGGCCACGCCTGATGGTGTGATTCAGATGCAACCGATGCTGGTTGTCACAACTGAAAACTTCAGCGACATCCTCGCCATCAATACTTTCATGGCGTGCGGTGGGCTTGGTCCAAAAGCAGAAGAAAGCGAGGTCGGTGACTCAACTGTCACAAACCGATCCATCGCCTGGCAAGCTCCAGACGACAAAGAAACAAATTGGTTCAAGCTCACAGCTTGGAACCAGCATTCCAAACAACTCTCTGAGCTTCCTAACGGTACGCCCACGATCGCTGTCGGTCGAGTGAGTACAAGTGAAAAAGGAGAAAAGCAGTATCTGAACTACGCCGTAGATCAGATTCTTTACCTCCCCAAGGGCACGAAGTCCGCGCCCAAAAAAGCAGCTGACCCCGAAAAAGGTCAAGTCGCTGCAGCGGCTATCGGTTCAATTAACTTCTCTCTTTGATTAGTCATGGTCTTTATCGCTGGACAATTTGCGGCTGATGAGATTCTCTGCCAAGTCCCACCGCACACGCTCCGTATCGATCTTCAGCAGCGTCGCTGGAAGTCGGATACGGATCCCGATCAAGCAATCACAGATTCC